TTCTACGAGTGCTTACATCAAAGAACGTAAGCAAAAAGAGTTCAATGAAGCAGCAATCAAAGTGATTGAGAATGTCAATCATCCTGAAGGTGTTGTGTCTTATGTTTATGGTGGAGGTTGAAATGACATCAACTGTATTTGTTAAGTTTTCTTATGAAAATAGAGTTTCAGAAGAGATTCCCATTCAAGTTGAGTTAGATCTATCAAAGAACTCTAACAGAACAAAGTTACTCAATCGTCTGCTAAAATCAAATCCTAACATCACTGAAGTCTCACTACTTTCTGAAACAAAATGACATCCACAACTCAAACAACTCAAGAGTTCTTTACAGAAAACGAATGGGATATGATTTATAATTTCATTGGTAATGCTCTGGATAATGATGATTATGATCGTGAAGATGTTTACTCTATTCGTGCTAAAATTCACAATCTCTTTCTTGTGAATAGATAAGGGGGGACGTGCAAAGTGTCTCTATAGTGTAAGCACTCACCAACCAACCCAAAATGAATACCCCAAACTGGAAACATAACTCTGGTAAGAGTAAACGAACCAAGGGAATGTGTAAGGGTCAGATTGTAGCACGTAAACAAGCACTTAAATCACTCAAACTGAAACTTTCCAAATGACTACTATCTCTTTCACATCTGGTGAATTGTTAGATATTATCTCTGCTCTTGATGATGTTGGAGATAATTGTATGGAGGCAGAGAATGTTCATCTTGCTTCATACTATGCCAAATTATCTCAACAATTTGAGATGATACTTGATAAACTTCAGGATTTTGTTCCTGAAGATCGTGTTGCTAACCTTGCTCTAGTTGCTAACTGAATAGGGCATCTTTTTCTTTCTCAAATGAACAAACAAACCTGCATTGATGAACTGACAGCAACATTTAAGGATCGTCTTGAGTATTTAATTTGCACAGAGGATTATGACAGTGCCAGTGCAATTCATTCTGAATTTGTTGTTGGTGGAGTTGAACCTAAAGATGGTGAATATATCTGGTTATTTGTTCCAAACCTTGTTTGTTTAGATTGATGATTACTTCTGGAATCCTAGTCCTGATTGCTTATAGTTTAGGAGCAGGACAAATTCTTCTCATTAACTACTTAAAGCACAAATGACACACTCAAACCTCTCAAAGATCAAACCAAAACTAAGAACAACTGGTCAGGTCTCAGGTAACTTTGGAAGATCTAAGTCCAAGGCAGGATCAACACTTAATGACCTTGGTGGTAGTGGTAACATAGGGGCATCACAAGACGAATATCTCAGTCGTCTTTATAGTGCCTTTGATAGTACCACAAACAAACAACTTCGTCAGTTTGCATTTATTGAAATCCGCAAGATTTTGATACAACGAAACTTATGGGAAGATTGATACAATAACTCAAAGGGGGGACGTGTAAAGTGTCACTATAGTGTAAGCACAAAACCAATCAACTTTCAAACCAAAATGACTATTCACTTTGCTAATTTGTTCGCAGAAAACACCGATCTTTCTGTGAGTTTCCCTAACTGGGATCGTCGTTTTAAGAGCAACACTTTTGATGTCTATTCACAGGAAGGTAATAAAATTGAGGTGCGACATCGTGTAGATCGTAACACCAAATGCGATGTATTTTCTGTTCAAGCAATGGTTTATGAGTATAAAGGTTGCTTGGTTGGTAATCAAATCAACTTTGGCGAGTTTAATACTTTTGCTGAGGCAGTTGCTTGTGCTGAGTGTTCACAACTTCCGGAAGGTAGTATCTCTGAAGATAGTGCAATTGCTCTAAGGTAATAGAAAGGGGGGACGCATAAAGTGTCCCTATAGTGTAAGCACCAATCCAACAAACCAAGATGATTACCTCTGGAATCCTAGTCCTGCTTGCTTACAGTTTAGGAGCAGGACACATTCTTCTTATCAACTACTTGAATCGCAAATGACACACTACAACCCTTACGTTCAAAACTTAATTGAAATGGGTTATGATGAACAAGACTGCCGCAATGTTGCTGCGGTAGGTAACATTAACGTAACCTATCCAAGAACAATCTATGGTCGCACATTTGATTCCAAAAAAGATTATGATGATGCGGTTGCCGACTTCATCAATGGTATCTAATATAAAGGGGAGGAGTCATAAAGTGTCTACCTATAGTGTAAGCACCAAACCCAACTTTTCTAAGCAAAATGAACAATGTAATTGTTGAACCAAAAAGTAATAAGGCAAAGAACAGATTTGCCAATCTTATGAATAAGAACCCTGAGTGTATTGTTGAACAAACTAAGGGAGATCTTATGTTCTTACGTTCATTCAATGGTAAGAACTTTTTCTGGGTAAATCTTCACAATGATTCTGATTGGATAGTTAAAGTATGAAGAACCTTATTCATTCTATTGAACAGAGAATCAAAGATCTTTCTTCTATTGATGAAGATCTTGCATATCAATTTGAGTGTGATTTATATTACGAAACAGATGGTGATGATGTGCCTATTGTTGAACTTTTCAATCAAGAACTTTTAGAAGAACTTAATCAATTGATAGAGAGTTGCAAAGGGGGGACGTGTAAAGTGTCCCTATAGTGTAAGCATCAAACCCAAACTCAAATGACACAATTCTCTCAGGTAATGCAATCTTTCCCTCAATTTGTAGGTGAAACTCAATGTGATTTTGAACAAGCACTTGATTGGGTAATTGATCAATGTAACTTCCGCAAGTTGACAGATGCAGAAGTTAATGAAGTGGAGAAAGTATTTGATGATAATATCTAAACCTTATTAATATTAACACAAACTTCACCCAAACCAAAATGACACTCTCAAACGATGACATTAAGATAGTTGCAGAAGCAATTGCAACACTCATAGTAATTCCAACTTTTGCTACTATTGTATGGGCAATTCTTACACTTATCTTCGGATTGAGTATTTCTTGGTTGCAAGTGTTAGGAGGAATTATTATAATAGATCTGCTCAAGGGTTGGTTATTTCCTAAGAAGTAACACTCACTCAAAGGGGGGACGTGTAAAGTGTCTCTATAGTGTAAGCACCAATCCTAAACCAACTCCAAACCAAAATGACTGCCACCTTTTCTGATTACGTTGCTGGACAGGATGCTCGCAACACAATTCAACTGAATATAGTTAAGTATTGCTATCAGTTGATTGATGCTCTCAAAGATAACTTTTGTGAGTATTCTATTCGTGGGCATCAACACTCTATAAATCGTGGTGATAGTTTAGAGTATCACTTGAGTGCTATAAAAGATCTTGAGGCAGGTATTTGCCCGATTGATTATCAGATTGAGAGTGGTAGAAAGTATCACAAAATTATGTTTGTTGATGGTGGTGGTCATCATAGTGTTCACTGCTTCGTTGATAAGCAGACTGGTGAAATTTATAAGTCTGCATCTTACAAAGCACCAGCAAAAGGTGTTAGATACGACCTGCGATTAATTAAAGATCGTGAATACTTATTTGCTAATGCTGATTGGAGTGGTGGATATCTTTATGCTCGTTGATAATGTGAAGGGGGGACGTGTAAAGTGTCCCTATAGTGTAAGCACAAACTCAAACCAAACCAAAATGACATCCACAACTCAAATGACCGAACAATCCTACTCTTTCCGTGGTATCTTCACTGACAAAAACTACTCTACCCGACTTGGTTATATGGCAGAAACTGCTCAAGATGCCTGGAATTTGTGTGCAAAACTAAATCCAACTTTTCTTGTACAATCTTGGGGATTTGAGGGTCAAGTTGACTGAAACTATTCAAACCAAAATGAACACAAACTCAAACCAAATGCAACTCTCTGTTCGATGTACTTCTGCCCCTTGGGAGAATGAAACCACTGATCAAGATCGTGCCATTGACATTGCATATTCTCTCTCTGAAGAATACTCTTGCGATGTGCAGTTGATATATACTTCAACTGGAACTATTCACTCTGTTGTTTCAAACTACTAATCAAACAAAATGAACATCAACGACCTTTTCGATTCTATCAAACTCACCGAGACACTAGCACTCGAAAACTATCAAGCAAGGAATGGAGTTGTTGATTATAGACTTAATGGAGTTTGTAATCACTACTTCCAATACAATAATGGTGAAATAGTTCTCACCTGTAAAGTATCTAAAACAGTCAAAGGTCAGTTACGATATAACTTTCTTGTGAATGGTAAGAGAATTGCAGAGAAGTCAATTAGATCTGAATTTGTTAAACTTGGTGCCTTTGCAAACTAATATTTAAGAGAGGAAGGAATTTGCCTCTTGGTTATAAAAAGTGATTCTGTAAAGTATGAATAATTCTCAAATAGTGGTGAAGGAAAAGGTCAACTATGAGAGAGAGGAAGGAGTTCCTTTCTCTCATTTTTTTGTGTTATTCATAAAACCAATAACAACCTTTCCAGGTATATTTGTGTGGATGTTTAAGAGATTTGCGGCATCCACTATCACCACCAGAACCCAATTCTCTGCCTGCGGATCTTATACTTGGAAAGGTATATTTCACTTTATTTGTAATTTTATCTATACCATAGATTGCATAACTTTTACTCTTATCTTCTAATTTGATGATTCTGTGCTCCTTAATTTTCCATCCATTCTTTATACTACGAACAATATATGGAACTGAAACATTTAACCCAATCGCACATTCAGTTATACTATCATAAAAAGTTTCTTCTAAAGTATTAATATTAATCGTTTTTACTTTTACACAATGATGCTTACCATCACCTCTAATAGTAAACCCGAGACCCTTTCTTTTCATTCCTTTTATTATATTTTCAATATGTTCTGGTGTTTTCTCAACTCCGGACATTGTTTCAGAAATTCTATCTTTTACATCTTCAGATATCTTATATTGACCACCTGCACCTGTGGTTTGATTGTATCCTTTAGAATATGAATTGTGTTCATTTATCCAATAAGTTTCTTTCTCATCCAAGTTATCAATAGGGCATTCTTCTAGCACCTTAATATTAAATTTATCCAGACCATACTTTCGCATTGATTTGTATAGTGGAGCAGGATTCATTTTGATTGATTGATAGATATGTTCTTTCCATCTTTTATTCAGTTCGTGTGTAGTCTGTCCTATGTAATATGTCTCGGTTTCTTTATTGTAGATTGCATAGATTATTCCTTGTTTCATATTACTGATATGATGTTTTTATTATATGTATATGTTGCAACATCTTTACTGATAATATGCTTTACTAATGGATTAAAAAATGATATTAATTAAACACAATAAAGAATCATTTTAAGTGTTTTCTTTCATTCTCAATAAGGTGGTGCAATTGAGAATCAATAGTGTTATTCTTGTGGTGAATAAGGACCTGATAGATGATAGATAAGTATCTTATAAAGACCTTATAAATGCTTGTTTTCCTTGTGATCTTAGGCGTCAATCTAACAGCACTTCGAGAAAATGTCAACCCCAGGATATATCAAAATCCACACACAAAGGTTCATAAATACTCTCAACATTCTTGACAACCCTCTCAGAATAGTCTAGAATGAACTTATACACAAATGGAGGTCAACTTTCATGTCTGTTTCTTATCTTCAGAGTCAAAGACAACGTTATCGTGTAACATTAGAACTTGATGTTTTGAATGATTTTGACCCACACAATATGGAATGGGAGAAGATTTTTGACCTAGAACCCAATGAGAAAGTTTCTGCATATGTAGAAGATCTCGATGTACCTGTCCGTTGGTAATCTGTGGAAAAAGAGTTTTCCACAACCTTAAGAGTATGAGTCTATAAGAATACCTGTGGAGAACTCTTTTTCCACAGGTATTTACTTTATAAATAAACATATCAGATTTAAGAGTTATTAACTGTTTCAATCTGAAGTATAATTCTTTCCCATAAAGCATCGACAGACGGTTAACCCGGTGAGTAGAAGTCTTTAAGAGTGGATATAAAGAATTCCCTGCTTCTTTTGAGCACTTAAGAATCATTAACTGATACATTCTATTTGTATACGATCAAGGCAGAAGTGGTTTAACGTTAGTGTTCCAGAGTTGCCGACTCCCAAGTATATTTTAATAGAGCACAATTAAGAATAACAAAAACAGGGACGATTCCTGATAGAATTGATTTTCAATTCATATCACTTAGGAGTCGATTTATAGTGTTTATAAACCCTTAGATCTTATAAGGTTTATAAAGGGGGGACGTACAAAGTGTCTCTATAGTGTAACCACCAAACTCAAACCCAAAATGACAATCACCAAAGTCTATGCTGTTATCGGAGGATACGATTATGAGGGTGAAGACTTCAAATCACTCAGACTATTTGATTGTTTCTCTGCTGCCAATGCTTATATGGTAGAACTGGAAGATGGTTTCTACGATTATGTTTTGTTAGATACCAGAGAGGTTAACATAGAGTCTGCACTCGTAAGCATTACTTAAGAAAAGATAACTCAAAGGGGGGACGTGCAAAGTGTCCCTATAGTGTAACCACCAAACCACTTCAAACCAGATGATTTTTACACTCCCAACCGGCAGAATTGTTGATAAGGAAGCGACCCATTGTGTCGCCACAAAATGTAATGGAAGATGGAGCACTAAGTATTATAAATCAAATAAAGGTGCTATGAATGACATCACTTACTTGCGCAAGTGTAGCGGTAGCACTAGATCCTATTATGGAATCGAAGATTATAAATTAATATTGGGAGTGTAAGTAACACGCAGGAATGCTAAGTTGCCTGCTGGTTTGCGTCATAGAGTATAGCACTAAGTAACATTGACCCAACGGGAGTAGGGGTCATTAAATATACTCCTCCCAGCACACATTTCACTTCAACTTTCTTTTTTTATTATGTCTAAGTCTGTGATTCTTTCTCTATTGGCACAAGGTAACACTGGCACTGAAATCTTGGGTATTCTGGATACATTAATTGCCGATATTGAACAGGAGAATATTGATGACGTTGCTGAATACTATGCAGCATTGTAGTTAGTAACTGAGTGCCCTCTAGTTAACTCTGGGGGGCACTTAAGTTAGTTACGTTGATCAATGAAAGTAGTAAGGTTTAATAAGGGGGGACGTGTAAAGTGTCCCTATAGTGTAACCACCAAACCAACTCAACTTTCCTCCCATGCGTAAGATCGAATCCGCAATGATTGAAGCAATTGAGAATCAACTCAATTGGCAGGTTGCTAACACTCAAGTGATCAACTCTGAATTGGCAAGTGATGGAACTGTTGTGAGTGTAGTTAAACTTCACGGGCACAAGATTGCCGTGATCGGTGACAATTTCATTCAACTATTTGATGGTGGTTGGCAGACTGCTACCACTAAAAGTAGGTTGAATGCAATACTCAAAGGGTTCGGAGTTGCTGGTGAAAGTGTATTTCAAAAAGCAGGAGAATGGTTTCTTCGTAGACAAGTAGACTTCAAAGTTGATTTTGAAGTTGTTAAGTTTACCAGTGGAATGGTGATCTAAAGTAACACTCACTCAGTGCCCCGTGATTGACACTCTGGGGCACTTATGTTAGACTTGTGAGTGTCAGTGAAACGGCAGTGTTTTGCGGGTTCGTTGTTATCGTTGCGGGGGGCGATGCGTATATAAAAACCCAAACTACCCTAACCTACAGAGGTGACAAAACGAGACCTCTATCTCACACTTATAAAAAAATTCCCAGTGAAAAAAATCTTCCCTCAGAAGTCTTACACACAAATAAAAACTCCATACTGGAATTTCTATAGAGTTGTACTTGCAGGATGGATGATAAGATATCCAAAACCTTTTTTTGTCTTTTTAGGATTTTGTATTGTGCTTATATATAATGCGGTCACAAGATAATTCAAGATAAAAAAATTTCCGGTAAAAATTTTATGACTCAAATCGAAAAAATATATCACATATATGCAGGGGATAGATGTTTATTTCATTCTATCAAAGAAGAAGAATTTAATACAACCTGGTCAACACTTAAGATTATGGTCGGTCTGATGAAAACAGACTATACTATAGAAGACTTGTCGTATGAAGAACTTACCTTCAATAAAGATCTGGCACTTCATTCTTCTCATTGACAATTTAAAGGTAAAAGACTAAAATAAAAAATGAAAATGGATTGATTCACTTATGGCAAAAGGATTTACAGTCAAAGCAAATGCACCAAAACCAAAGGAACAAGAATGGGATATTGATGCAATTAAAGAAAGAATGCGTGGAAAGTCAATTGTATTTTGTCTTCCTGGTCGTGGGTGTTCTTTTATTTTTCTCAAGGCATTTGTACAACTCTGTTTTGATCTCGTACAAAATGGAATGAGTATTCAAATTTCTCAAGACTACTCATCAATGGTAAACTTTGCACGTTGTAAATGCCTAGGTGCAAATGTATTACGTGGACCAAAACAAATTCCCTGGGATGGAAAACTTCAATATGATTATCAACTTTGGATTGATAGTGATATTGTTTTTGATTCTACCAAGTTCTGGCAATTGTGCGATATGGCACTGCCCGCAGAAGGAGACGAAAAGGAAATCGTTGGTGGTTGGTATGCCACAGAGGATGGTGTCACAACTTCTGTGGCACACTGGTTAGAGGAGGATGATTTCCGCAGAAATGGTGGTGTGATGAATCACGAAACTGTGGAGAGTATCTCAAAAAGGCGTAAGCCATTCACAGTGGATTACACTGGTTTTGGTTGGGTACTGATTAAGAAAGGAGTTTTTGAAAATCTTGAATATCCTTGGTTTGCTCCCAAGATGCAAGTCTTTGAATCTGGTGCAGTACAAGACATGTGTGGTGAGGATGTCTCATTCTGTCTCGATGCAAAAGAAGCAGGATTTGAAATCTGGTGTGATCCGCGCATTCGTGTCGGACATGAAAAAACTCGTGTGATCTGATGAAAGAAAAACTTTATAATTTACTTTATAAAGGACGTATCATACACAAAAATCTCACTGCAGAGGACTGTGGTGAGATTCTTCAAGACCTCTCCGAACAATTTTATGCAGGAGAAGATATTGACCCAGAACTTATTGAACTTGAGGAGGTTTAAATGGCAGCAAATAAAAAATCACTGAGTGTCTCAGATGGTATTGAATCCCATTCCAAAAATACTCGACAGGGTTATGGAAGAAATACAAAGTACTCTGCAACCAGCAGAAATAAACCTCGTAAACCACGTAGAGGGCAAGGTAAGTAAAGAATATTTCTCAAGGCATTTGAAGAGTCTTCAAGTGTCTTTTTAATTCTTATAACTAATTAAGACTCTTATTTGCCTTATGATCTGGGTGGCGCCTCGCTTCTCGCTTGAAGGGAACTTGAAGAGAATAAAAAAAGAAATCTGTAAATGTCTTACCTAAATCACAATCTCCCAACAATCACTTGTTATATTCGTAACGAATTTCTCTATAATCATAAAAAAGGACATGGAGAGGTAACTTTATGCGACGTACACTCCGTAGCATCCTTAGAGAAGCACGTACCCCTCTTTGAGGCATTTCTAGAGAACGGAGTCAACTGGACAAGAAGACCAATTCATGCATTTTGTTGGAAACCAGATGCACAAGTTCCAAAATTAGAGGAATGTATGTGGTGGGATTGCTTTTCTCCTTATGTTGATGTTCAAGTACGTTCAAGACTTGCTAACTTACGTGCCGAACTTATCAACTATAAGGCGAAAAAGAATGAAGGAACTTATTTGTTTACTCTTGATTGGTCCTGGGAATCAAAATCTACTTTAAATACAAACTTTAGTGAGACACCAGAACATAAATGTGCTCATTTCTTTAAAATGGATAATGGAAACTTCTATGCATATCCAAATAACAAGATTTTATGGTACGATGATGCTTGGATACGCAATAGAATTGCCAAAAATCCTGGGTATGAAATCGATATGACTGAATATTCTGTTGAAAATATTCGTAAAATTGAAACATCTGACGATTTTATGTATGAAATCAAAGAAATTCGGGATAGCAACCCCGTAAAAAGTTCTGATTTACCAAATCAGGAGCAAACTCATGACCAAAAAGGTGGATAAGGACTCAGATTATATGAGAGACCAATGGGGAACATCATATCTCTCTAGTGAGTATGGTTGGGAAGAGAAGATAAAAAAGCAAAAGATGCTTCGTGAAATCTCAAATGATGATCTCACACCTAAAAAGCACGATTTTGTAGTTCAAAAAGAACTTCATGAAAAAATTCGAAATGATGATGATTATGATGATTGGGAGTATGGAACAGAACCAATTCCATTAACCGAATTTTAGTGAATAAATAATATAGATTCATAATATTCAATGCCTCTAGAGCGAGTCAGTCAAGGTTTCAAAGACATTAGTATGTCTTTTCAGGTTAATCCCCTGAATCTAGACTTAATTGCTCTGAAAAATGAAACTGCAATTGCTCGTTCAGTTCGTAATATTGTATTTACTCTTCCAGGAGAGAAATTCTTTGATTCAAATTTTGGATCTCGAATTTCAAACTCTCTTTTTGAAAATGTAGATGAAATTTCTGCATCAATCATTCGAGATGAAATACGAAATTCAATCACAAACTATGAACCACGAGTTGAATTGATTGATGTTCAGACAACTCCTGATTATGATAATGCATCATTTGATGTTTTAATTCAATATCGAATTATTGGTGCAGATGTGTTGCCTCAGCAACTTGAATTTGTTTTGCAACCTACTCGGTAATTAGGTAAATGCCACTAGTAAATTTTACAAATCTGGATTTTGACCAGATTAAGACAACTCTTAAAAACTACTTAAAATCTAATTCCAACTTTACGGATTATGACTTTGAGGGATCTAATCTCTCGACAATTCTTGATGTTTTGGCATACAACACTTATATCACTTCATATAATGCAAATATGGTTGCAAATGAAGTTTTTATTGATAGTGCAACACTCAGAGAAAATGTTGTTTCACTTGCAAGAAATATTGGATATGTTCCAAAGTCAAGAAAGGCAGCAACATCAACAGTTAGTTTTTTTGTAGATACTTCGAGCATCACTCCACCTCCAGTATCACTTACATTGCACAAGGGACCAATTGCAAGCACTTCTGGGTCCTTTGGCAATCAATCATTTGTATTTTCAATACTTGAAGATATTACAGTTCCTGTTTTTAATAATATTGCATCATTTGATGAAATTAAAATTTATGAGGGAGTTCTTTTAACCAGCAATTTTACATATAATCCAAGAAATCCAAATCAGAGATATATTCTTCCAAACTCTGGAATTGATACGGATTTGATTTCTGCAATTGTAAGACCAAATGAGACCTCTACGATATCAGTTAAGTACAATCTTCAGAACAGTTTATTTGGTGTAAATTCGGAATCAGAAGTTTATTACATTCAAGAAATTGAAGATGAAAGATATGAATTAATTTTTGGTGATGGTGTTTTTGGAAAAGCACTTGAAGACGGAAATTATATTCAGGTTTCTTATATTGTATCAAATGGTGATAGTGGAAATGGAATCAGTCAATTTACATTTTCAGGAAGACTTTCATATACTCGAAATTCAATTACATATAACATTACTTCGGGTATTTCTTTACTTACAACAGGTCTAATATCTTCAGGTGGAGAATCTATTGAACCAGTAGAATCTATTCGTAAATTTGCACCGAGAATTTATGCATCTCAAAATCGGGCACTTACATCTAATGATTATGAAACTTTAATTCCTGCAAAAATTTATCCAGAGACAGAATCTATCTCTGTTTTTGGTGGAGAGGAATTGATTCCCCCACAGTATGGGAAAGTTTTTATTAGTATTAAACCAAGAACAGGAGATTTTTTACCAAATTTAATTAAGGAAAATATTAAATTAAAATTGAAACAATATGCGGTTGCGGGAATTGTTCCTGAAATTTTGGATCTAAAATATCTTTACTTGGAAGTAATTTCGAATGTATACTATAATTCAAATTTAGCACCAAGTGCATCTAACATATCAAGTATAGTTCAATCAAATGCTCTTAAATATGCAGAATCTACAGAACTTAACAAATATGGTGCTCGATTTAAATATAGTAAATTTTTAAAAATTATTGATGATAGTCACGATTCAGTAACATCAAATATTACAAGAATTCAAATGAGAAGAGACTTACGTGTAGTTTTGAATTCTTTTGCAGAATATTCAATCGGATTTGGAAATCAATTTCATATTAATAGTATGAATGGATATAATATCAAATCTACGGCATTTAGAGTATCTGGAATTTCTGAAGAGGTCTATATATCTGATATTCCAGATACAAATCGAAGTACTGGTTCTATTTTTATGTTTACTATTCCAAATATTTCTTCTACAAATCCAACGATTATAAAAAGAGGTATTGGAAGAATTGATTACATAAAAGGTATTATAACATTAAATCCAATTAATATTACATCTGCAAAAATCAAAGATGGTCAATCAATAATTCAAATTTCTACAACTCCACAATCAAATGACGTGATTGGGTTACAGGATTTATATTTGCAACTAGATATTAATAATAGTATATTTGAAATGGTAATCGATGAGATTTCATCTGGATTAGATCCATCAGCATCAAACTATATCGTAACTTCAAGTTATAACAACGGAAATTTGGTAAGAGTGTAAAATGACAGAAAAAAGAATTCAATTCAGCAACATTGTTAAAAATCAACTTCCAAATTATGTAATAGAAGAATTTCCATTAATTTCTGAATTTTTATCACAATACTATATTTCGCAAGAATTTAAGGGGGCTCCTGCAGATTTAATTCAAAATATTGATAGATATGTAAAAATTGATGAATTAACGAATCAAACAGATTCTACAGTTCTTGGACAAGATATTTCATTTTTTGATACGGATATTATTATAGATCAAACTGGTGTTGGAATAGAAGATTTTCCAGATTCTTATGGTGTTCTGCAAATTGATGATGAAATTATTACATATACAGGAAAAACCTCAAGTTCTTTTACCGGATGTGTTCGAGGATTTGTTGGAATTACTTCTTTTACAAAACAAAATTATCCGGATCAATTAGTTTTCTCAGAAAGTGAGTCTGCAGAACATACATCTGGAGCAGTAATTAAAAACTTAAGTTCTTTATTTTTAAAAGAATTTTTACTTAAAACAAAATATCAGTTATTACCAGGACTTGAAAATAGAACTCTAAGTTCAAATATAAATCAATCTCTTTTTATTAAGCAGGCAAAGGATTTTTATCTGAGTAAGGGAACTGATGAGTCATTTAAAATTCTATTCAATGCATTATATGGTGAAAGTGCTGTTATTATTAGACCAAAAGATTATTTGTTTCGACCATCAGATGCAAATTATCGAGTCACTGACGATTTAGTTGTAGAAAGAATTGAAGGTGATCCATTAAATTTACTAAATGCAACATTATTTCAAGATGAATATCACAATATTTCAAGAGCATATGCACCAATTGCAGATGTTGAAGTTGTAATTTCTGAACTTGGAACTACTTATTACAAATTAAGTTTAGATTCTGGATATAGTCGTGATATTAGAGTCGATGGTGCAATTTATGGAAATTTTGTAGTTCATTCAAAAACACAATTAATTGAATCTGTTTCTACGGGAACTACCACATTATCAGTAGATTCTACAGTTGGGTTCCCACAAAGTGGAGAACTTTCAGTAACTTATAATGATAATACCACGGGAATATTATCATATTCTCATAAATCACTTACTCAATTTTTTGATTGCTTTGGAATATCTGGAATCATTGAAGATAAATCTCAAATTGGAATCAATACTTATGCATATGCAAATGTATCTAACGAATTAATTAAAGTAAGAATTAATTCTGTTATTAAATCTTGTTCAATTAGCAATGATACTCGTTACTATCATGTCGGAGATACTGCACAAATAAGAACACTTGGTGTAGATATTGATAATTATTTGTTTAATAATTGGTTTTTAAATATTGCATCGTCATATGAAATTACTTCAATATCTCTACAAAATACTTTTGATTATACCTACAATATTACAGTTAAAACTCCACATATTTTTAAAATTGGAGATTCTGTTAAAATTATAAATTCGAGTGGATCTGAAAAATTATCTACGATTAGTAATGTCGATTCTTCCACATCATTTTCAATATCTGGGCAGGGAGTTCTTTCAAATGATCAATACATTATAAGAAGAAATTTATTAAAGATAAATTCAAATACTTTTCTAAATTTATCAAATATAAATTCAAATGTTCAAAATTTATACAAATTGGATGAAAAATTACTGATTTCTTCTTCATCTATACCCACATATTATAACCAACCTTTAGATTTATACAACAAATCTGTAACATTTTCTGGAACATTTCCATCTTCTGGAGTTGGATCAACTAATATATTCAACATCACTTCAACAAAAGATCACGGATTTTATACAGGAGATATTGTTTATTATACTCCAGAAAAACAAACATCTATCAATCCAGATACATTAGAAGAAGAAAAAACTGTTATAAGTTCACTCTTTGATGAGGGAATTTATTATGTTAAAAGAATTGATCAAAATAATATACAACTTGCAAATAGTAAAGATAGCATTTATTATTCAAATTTTGAATATGTAAGTGATGCAACATCTGTAAGTAACAATAAAATTGAACTTTATGATTTTAAATCAAAAACTCTTCTTTCACAAAAATTATTAAGAGAAGTATCTACTCCGATAAATGATGGTCAGGTATATCCAACAAACTCAGGATTTACAGGAATTTTAATTAATGGTGTTGAAATATTAAATTATAAATCATCAGATTTAGTTTATTACGGAGCACTTCAAAATATTGATGTAATTGCACCTGGATTTGGATATGATGTCATTACTCCCCCAACTTTGATTATATCTGATGCTGTTGGATATGGAGCTACTGGATACTGTGCAGTAAGAGGATTTTTATCTGAAATTAAAATTATTGATAGTGGATTTGATTATCAAGGCACTCCAAAAATAAACATAACTGGTGGAAATGGTGTTGGTGCGAATGCCAGCGTGAATATGAAACTCATTGATCACGAGTCATCATTTAATTCGGAGAGTCCATCTGCTCTTGTTGGTATAGGAAGCACTGTTTCAACAATTGGATTTGGAACTTATCATAAGTTTAGAAATTCTGAAAGAATCATTTATAAAACAAACGGACAAACTGCAGTCGGAGGTCTCTCAACAGATTCTTCATACTATGTGTCTACAATTTCTCCGTATGTTGTTAAATTACATAAAACTTTAGATGATGCAGTTTCTGGAATTAATACTGTTGTTTTATCTTCTTATGGAGTTGGAAATCATACTCTTCAATCATACAATAAAAAATCTGTAGTTGGATCTATTAACATTATCAATTCTGGAAGTGGATATGAAAACAAAAAAAGAACATCACAACCTTCAGGAATAAGCACAGCATTAAGTATTGTTGAAATTGAAAATCACGATTACAAATCAGGAGAAGTTGTAGTTTATAATGTTGATGGGACTGCTGTGAGTGGTCTTACAACAAACACTTCATATTATGTTACAGTAGTTGATAGTGATAAATTTAGACTGTCTCAAGTGGGTGTAGGATCCACAAATCAAGATTTTTATTACAATACAAAACAATTCGTCAACTTTAATTCTGTTGGATCTGGAACACATATTTTCAATTACCCAGAAATCAGTGTTGAAATCGTTGGAGATGTTGGAATTTCGTCCGTGGGGTCAGAAACCTTTAAATCTATAATTAAACCAATATTTAGAGGACAGATTACTTCTGTTCATCTATCAGATAATGGAATTGGATATGGATCTTCAGAAATTTTAAATTATAATCGTCAACCAAGTATAACATTAGATAGTGGATCAAATGCACAATTAACCCCTATTATTGAAAATGGAAAAATTGTTGACGTTATTATTAACAATTCTGGAGTCAATTATTCTTCTCCTAATATTTCTATTACTGGAAGTGGATCTGGTGCTTCCATAACCCCAATAGTTCAAAATGGTGCAATAACTTCGGTTAAAATTATTAATGGTGGAATTGGATATTCACAAAGATCAACTTTTATTACCATCACACCACCAGGATCTTCTTGCAAATTTGATCCAAAAATACAAACTTGGAGAGTGAATTTATTTGAAAAATATTTTAATAATATTACAGATGATGATGGAATTCTCTCAAAAGGTCTCAATAAAAACTATCAATTAGAATATTCACATTTATATGCTCCAAGAAAATTAAGAGAAGCAGTTTATTCTGTAAATCAGAACGGAAACGTTTTATATGGAAGCCCTGATCTCATTAAAGTTAACAATACAGAACAATTATCAACAAAACATTCTCCGATTATTGGTTGGGCATATGATGGAAATCCTATTTATGGTCCATATGGATACATAACCAAACAAGGAGGAGTAATTTCTCCTATGAAATCTGGATATGAATTAAATTCTTTACAACAAAGACCAAATTTTCCACTTGGATTTTTTGTAGAAGATTATGTATATTCTGAAAAAAGTGATGAAACTGTTCTGGATCATAATAATGGAAGATTTGGTGTTACTCCAGAATTTCCAAATGGAACTTATGCATACTTTACGACTATAAATTATACTTCTTCAGATAATTCTGGACCATTTGTAAATTATAGAAGACCAGTATTTCCATATTTGATTGGAGATGCCTTCAAATCAATTCCAAACGAATTTAATTTTAAAATTGCATCAAATCAAGACGATTTTGATTTAAATCAAACAAATTGGTTAAGATTTACGACTCCGTATAATATTATCAATGGTACTGCATCATATTCATATTTACAAACTCCAAATAATTTAAATCAGACGGTTGATGTTAAGTATACACTTCCTGGTTCAGTTGAAAATATTGGAATCAATAGTGGTGGAGATGGTTATAAGGTAAATAATTCTATTGTATTTGATGAAAGTGGGACAAAAGGATATGGTGCAGCTGCAAAAGTTTCTAGAATAAAAGGAAAATCTGTAACTCTGGTCAGTACTGCAACAAGTACGATTAGTAATGTGGAATTTTTCTCTGGTGAAGAAAAAAATTCATTTACAATATATGCCGAAAATCCTCATAATCTGAACAATAATGATATTGTCAGTGTTTCTGGATTAAACACAACATCAACTTCTCTTCAATTAAGTC